TGGTGATGAAGCCCGCGAACATCGCAGCCGTTTTCTTGCGGTCCAGTTCGGCGTCATCATATTGGTCGAGCAGAAACAGCCGCACCATGGCAGGCGCCATATGCGGCAACCCCCGGATTTGCCCTGCATCAATGGGGCGGTAGATGTGCAGAACATCCTCGGCTGGCACCCGGGAAGTCAGCGGCACTGGCATGGTCTGGTCCGTGCTGTCGCCGGGGTGACGGCGCCGGAAGTGATACGCCACACGCCGTCCGATCGGGTCAAACTCAATCCCACAACGGATTGGGTTGCCGTTGGCGGCGGTCTCCGTCTTCTCAAAAGGAAGCATCTCAGACTGCAATAGCTGCAGCTGGATCGGCACCAGCAGGCCATCCTCGGATCGGCGCGGGCGCATCCGCACAAAGCATTCGCCCGCAACGAACATCTCGCGCGCCACCATCGCTTGCAACCCGTAGAAGTCGGTCAGACCGTCAGCATCCGCCTCATCGGTCCAGGCAAGCCAGAGCCGCTGCACCTGATCGCGCAAGGCCGGATCCTCGATCAGCGAAGACGGCTTGATCCCGTCACCCACCAGGTTCGACGCAAAGGCCTCGCAGGCATTGGCGGCATAACCATTCGTTACCACCAACTCACGCGACCGCGCCAGCAGACGCGGGCCGCCCGAGGCGACCAGCGAGTTGATATTCTCCAAGGGCGGCTGCCAGCCCCGCAAGCGCCGCTGCGACATTGCCCCTTCCAGCCTGGCACGCACGGCTGTGGGGCCACCGGCCTTCCGGCGGCGGAATGCATCGAGCCAGCCCATGCATTACAGCCCTTTGCTGGTGATCACGCGCACTTGGCGGATAATCTTGCGCCCCTCGGCCGCTGCGATATCGCGGTCCAGTACCTCGATGGCCCGGTCGATTTCAGCGATGCTGCGGTAATCCACGGTCTTGCCGTCGTAACTGACCCGCGCCACGCCAGAGGATCGCTGCGCCGAGAGGGCGTCACGGCGAGTTTTAAGATCGGAAATTGTCGGCATATGAATTGACCCTTGGGTTAAAAGTGTTTCAATTGAGGGACCTGCCCTCCAGTGAAAGCGAATCCATGACACCATCCGAAATCATGCTTAATTTCACGCAGGCTGATACATCCCTCAAAGATACGATGATGGCGGCGCGCAAACAGCGCAAAGCCATGGGCCCGATCTTTGTCGATCTGGTCACGCGGCTTGGTTATCAATCCACGCGCGAAATGGACCAGCTGGAAGTGAACGCGCTCGTGCCAGTGCTTTTCTTACTTGCCGAGTGGCGTGAGCCGTTTGCATATCGTCCAACGATAAGAGTGCTCTCTCGCCCCATACCAATCGTCGAGCGCCTTTTTGGTGATCACGCCATCGACTCTGGCGGCTATCGCATTCTGGCCAGCATTTTTGACGGCGATCTGGAGCCACTTTGCGAAGCTGCATGTAACCCACACGCCGATGAATATGTTCGTGGCACGTTCATGAGTGCTCTTGTCCTTGTTTCGCTGGCGCATCCGGAAAAGCGAAACGAGGTGGAGGGTTTTTTCAGGCAGTTTCGCACGCTCTGTCCGGAAGCCCCGGGAGACGTGATGATCACTTGGATGGACTGCATCGCAGAGCTCGGGTTGGAGGACATGGCAGAGAACGTTCGTGATGCGATGCAGAAGGAGATGATCCCCCGCTACCACACCGATTTCGCCAGTTTCGAAGCCAAACTGAGGGAGACGATCGACGGAAACGGAGTGCCCACAGGCGGTCGCTATCGCCAGTTCCTCGTGAGTGACGCAATCTCTGATCTGATCAACTGATCCGCACAAGGTAGAAGCCTAAGTCAGAGCTCCAACCCATTTGCAATACGCGACCGGCATCGAGCGCGTGTCGGAATGAAGATCAACGCATATAATTCGATGCCACAGACCTGCGCCGCGCCGGACTGCGCACTGCACGAATGGATCCTGCTGCGGCAACCTTGTCTTGTGAATCGTCACCGTTGCCGTCCCCGGCCACCTGCGCCTCCAGATCAACCCAGCGCGCCTCTGACCAGCGATCAGCCCCGACAATCCAGGCGGCGGCGCGGGCGTAGACCCGGCAATCCAGCGCCTCGTTGCGTTCGCGCAGCTTTTGCCATTCAAGCCGGGCAAACCCGCGTTTGGTGCGTACCGTGACCAATTCCTCGGCCACCAGCTGCTTAAGCCATTCGCTATCCACCCAATCAGGTAGGTGCACCGTGCCCGGCGGATGCGTTGCCCCCTCGGCAAGGTCCTCCTTCGTCGGGCGCGGCAGACCGAGATGGCGATAGGTTTCCGCCTTGAAGGTGGACACCGCCACCGTCCAGAGCCGCGCGCCCCGGCGCAGGCGTTTACCCGCGTCGGTCACATCGACATAGGTCGGGCCCGAAACCGGGCTGGAACGATTGAACCCTTCGACGCCCTTGACCGGAGCAACCTGCGCCACCCCTTGCCGCCGCGACCAGCCATAAACGGCCGGAGCCTCATAGCCGGTATCAATGGCGAGCTTGGCCAGCCGCATTTGCGCGCCGTTTTGGTGGATCCACGTCCGGTCCAGTAGCTTTGTCAGCTCGGCCCACGCGCCCTGATGATCAGGTCCGCCCTCAATCACGATGTGATCGACTAACCAGCTTGTGCCGCCCCTGCCCCAGGCCCAGACGTCGACCTCGATCCGGTCCTTCTGCACATCGGCCCCAGCGGTCAGGAACAGCCCGCCCGCAGGCACGATGCCCGGCTTCCATGTTTCGCGGCGATCATAGAGCCGCGACCAATCCGGCGCTTCGCCGGTTTCCACCCATGTCTCGCCAAGGATCGTGTTCTTGAACGCCCGGATTGCTTCATCCGAGCCTTGCGCTGCCTCCCATGCCCGCACGATCCGCTCCCAGCTGAGCCAGCCAATCGGCGAATACAGCGCCGACAGGTGATAGCCGACGGTGCCGGGATCGGAGGCGACAGCAGTTGCCCGCCATTCGCCCGCCTCCAACAACGCCGTCTTGTGATGTTCGGCGATGGCGCGGTCGCAGCCCTCGCAATGGTATGCCGCCGCCTCGGGTCGCCCCTTGTCCCAGCGCAGCCGCTCGAACTTCAGCCACTGGAACTGGCCGCAATGCGGGCATGGCACGAAGAACCGGCGCTGATCGCTGGCCTCATATTCCCGTTCGATCCGGCTCAGCCCCCGGATCGTCGGGGTCGAGACCAGGAAGATCTTGCGCCGGTGTGCGAAGGTCAGTGACCGCGCTTCAGCAAGGCTGACTGGATCGCCTTCCTCGTCGGCCGAAGCCGGATAGGCGTCAACCTCATCGAGAAAAATGTAGCGTGCCGGTGTCGAGCGCAGCCCGACCGCCGAGTTCGCCCCGGTCATGATCAGGATGCCGCCCGCGAATTCCTTGGACAGCATGGTGTTGCCCGCATCCCGCGACCGCGCTGGTTTAACCAGTTCGCGCAGTGCCACGCTTTCCTCGATGAGCGGATCAATGCGCTGGCGCGAGTTACGTTTTGCCAGTTCCACCGTCGGCTGCACCGCCAGCATTGGTCCCGGCGCATGGTGGATGGCAAAGCCGATCCAGTTGTTCCCCGCTTCGGTCGCACCAACCTGTGCCGCCTTCATGAACACAATTCGCTGGACGGCAGAACTCGGCGACAGCGCATCCATGATCTCGCGCATATAAGGCGTGCGCGCCGTGCGGTAGCGTCCTGGCTCAGCGCTGGCACGTGATCCCAGCATCCGGTGCGCATCGGCCCATTCCGACACCGTCAGATCGGCGTCTGGCTTAAGGCCCCGGCCCCAGTTGCGCAGCAGTTGATCAACACCATCGAAGGGTTCCGTCTCAGCGGAGGTCGATGCGGACCTCGGCGAGGCTGTCGAGTTGGGCACGGACATAGGCTTCCAGCACCTTCTGCATCATGACGGGCTCCAGACTTCCCTGATCCGCAATCATCACCCCCAATTCTGACGCCATCAGCGCCGCCGCTCGCGCGGGCCAGGTCACCCAGGCATCGCGTTCCTCACGGGCCAGCCGGAATACCAGCCCCACCGCGCGGTCGCGGTCGATCAGCTCACCCTTTAGTTTGGCCAGCTTCAGCTTGCGCTCCTGCGCCTTCAGCACCTCGTTGGCGGTCTTGGCCTGCAGGAATGTAGTGCCGCCGCCTGTGACTGGTGGCACCAGACCGTTCTCGCGCAGGGTGTCACCAACCGCCGATACCGCAGTGTCGGGGACCGGCTTTAGCTTGGGTGCGGGTGGCGGGGCGGGAGATGTTTTGCCACGCTGCTTTGCCGGATCCGTCATCGCAGCGCGGTGCAGGTCAGAGGCTGCGGCATCAATCGAGCCATCGGCATGCAGAACCAGCCGCCCGGTCTCCTTGGCCTTCTGGATCGCGCCCCGCGACAGGCCGACATGGGCCGCGTATTGGCGCTCGCTCATGCCCTGCATCTCGAACCCCGTATCCTTCATAAAGCAATGATATTGCATTGAAATGAGTTGATTACACCCTGCGATGGAGCGATTCTGGGATCAGGAAATCACCCCGGATCGGAGACCAGATCATGACCGCAATTACAACCATTCGCATAGACCATGCAGCGCTGCCCGACCATCTGGACCGCAGCCGCCTGAACAGCGTTGCCGCCAGCATTGAGGCGGCTCTGAAGGACGGAGGGATTCGGGCAGACTGCTCGGACCTGTTCTCGCACCTCAAGATCGAACTGCCGACAGCCCAGCTTGCCGCCGCCAGCGCCGTGCTGGCCGACCTGCAGCTGATCTGACGGAGGGTGACATGAGCACCCGCGCGCAGATCGCCATCCAGACCGGACCCGACGAATGGGCCCATGTCTATGTCCATTACGACGGCTACCCCGCCCATATGCTGCCCGCGCTGGCGCGCTGGAAGCCCGAAGACATCCTCGCCGCCATTGAGATCCGGCAGGTCACGCCCGAGGCGTTGGATTGCTTCAGCCCGCCGCGCGCACCGCGCATCCTGCCACGCCCGACGCGGGAGTTTGCCCACCTTTACATGTGGATCGGTTGCCAATGGGTGACGGTCGCGCCGCAGGCCGATGCCGACCGGCCCCAACGATCTGCTCGCCCGCATCAACGCCTTCCTTGCTGAACATGGCCAATGACAGGAGCCGAAACCATGACACACCTCACCGACCCCCAATCCATCATCCTGTCCAGCGCCTGCGCGCGCGAGGACGGGATGGTGTTCCCCGTCACCGCCAGCCTCAAGGGCGGTGCGGTGGGAAATGTCTGCAAGAGCCTGCTGAAGCGCGGGCTGATCGAGGAAATCGCCGCTGCCGATCCCGACACGGTTTGGCGGCATGACGAGGCGGGTCCCCTGACCCTGCGTGCCACTCGGTTCGCCTATTCTGTGCTCGGCATTGGCGACGCCGACGCTGCAGAGCCTGCCACTCAGCCAGACCTGACACCTCCAACCCAGCGCAAGGGCTCCAAGCAGGAGGCGCTGATCGCCATGCTGCGCGCCGAGGGTGGCGCGACCATCGCGGAGATCATGGCCGCGACCGGCTGGCAGTCTTGCACGGTGCGCGGGGCGATGGCTGGGGCGCTGAAGAAAAAGCTCGGCCTAACCATCATGTCGGAAAAGGTCGATGGTCGGGGACGCTGCTACAAAATTCCTTGAGCCTGATTGCAGGCCACACCGCTGCCCCTTGTGCCGCCGTCGACCGGAACCCGGTCGGCGGCTTTCTCTTTCAAGCCAGTCTGACTATTGGCCGATCTGGCGCTGCTCCAGCGTTTCGTCGTCGCCGTCCGACTTCATGACATCGGCGATGAGGTGGTTCACCATCTCATCGAAATAGCGTGTCAGTTCCCGATGAAGGCTCTGAAACTCGGCGACGATTGTTCTCTCGAAATCACGCTTGCGGACTCGCACGATGACCGTCGTTCGTCGCTGGCGAGGGAGCCGATACGGCTTCACATCATGCTTGCGACACAACGCCACGAACACCCGCACGGCCCAAACATCCGGAAGGATATACTGCAATTCGGTTTCTGGCTCAGCGGCCTTGGTTCCGGCCAGATCCAACCTTGCCTGCATCCGTCCGAGCGCCGCCCCGGCTGCTGCCCGTTCCCCGGGCGTCGCCCCGCGCGCGAAGAGCGCCTCGAGTTTTATCAACTTATCACGGATGTCTTCGTGGTTGTTCATCTTCACCGCGCCTTAATGCTTCAGGTGCGGGCGTAAAGCACCACCGTCTCAGCAGGTCAACCAAGGCTTGGGGGCATCGCCCTCGCTCGAACAGCCGCCTGAGCAAATACCCGCGCGCCAGCGAAACCCCGACAAAGGCGAGTCCTATCACCAGATGTTCATGCAGCGTGGCCTCAATACTGAACCAAGGAAACACCAGCAGCTGGGTGGCGATCGCCAGCACATAACCGACCACGACATTTGTCGCGGCCTCTATCAGCGACATAGAGCGTGACTGAGTCATGCGACATCCACCGGGCAATCGCGCTCTGCATTGATATCTGCGAAGGCCCTACCATCGCCCTCAAGCACCGCCGCTTGGCCCGTAAAGGCCTGCCACCGTTCTACGGCGACATCGACGTAAGCCGGATTGAGTTCGATCCCGTAGCATACCCGGCCCGTTGTCTCGGCAGCAATCAGCGTGGTGCCGGATCCCATGAATGGCTCGTAGACCGCCTGACCCGGGCTGGAATTGTTCAGGAGGGGCCGACGCATGCATTCGACGGGCTTTTGCGTTCCGTGAACCGTTTCTGCATCCTGATCCTTGTTTGCTATCTGCCACAGCGTCGTCTGCTTGCGGTCGCCCGCCCAATGGCCCTTGCCGGTTTTTTTCACGGCATAGAGGCAAGGCTCGTGCTGCCAGTGATAATCGCCGCGGCTTAGCACCAGACGGTCTTTTGCCCAGATGATCTGCGACCGG